AATAACCTCTTCTTTCAAAGTATTTTATTATACCTATTTTATTATTTTCAATAAGTATTGGGCAACCATAAAAAACACATTGCTTAATCATGTCTTCATAAAATATATCTGCCTTTGGTGGTCTATTTATATATTCGCAAACAAATTGTTCACATGGAGAATCTTCATCCATGGTAAACTTATGATATATATGACATGATGCATTTGACCTTCTTCCATCTGTTGTTGTATCATGGTCATATGGGTCACATCCAGCAACTAAGAATTGAGAATTTCCTGGTGTTTTTTTTGTGTGTTTTAATTGTATAGAATTTTGCCTACTTTTATCAGGAAACCAGCACACTTCCCATTTACCTTTGCTATTTGGTATCCATATAACTTCGCTGTCTTGAATACCATTTTTCCATATAAAATCACCCCTAGTTGTTAAGTTTTCAACAACTTCATTGTAGTCCATTTGTTGATATATTTTCTCTACATCAAATACACTAGACATGGAATCATTTCTAAAAGCTTCTTCAGATGTAAAGGGGAACTGTCTTTTAAACTCTGATAATTCAGCAGTATTATTTTTTAAACCATCTCTTCTGTTTTTTATATAATCTTTTGCTCCAATATCTATATTAACATCATCCATTCCCATGACTGGTTTTTTGGGTGTGTCAACAATAGAAAAACCATACTCATCAATAAAACCCTCTAGGTTTTCATAAGATGGTATAAATAAAGAATATAAACCTGATTTAGTTCTTCTGTTTAAATCTTTGTCTGTTACATCAGAGTCGTAATATAAATTTTTATACTCTAAACCACCATCTTCTAGTTTGTTAGCAGTAGAACCCATCATACATTTACCTACAATTTTTCTACCAAGAAGCAAACATGTTTGTGTAACAGACCAGTTTTTAGCAATTGATGTTGAACCAGTCCACTTTCCTGCCTCATCATGAACAAGTAATTTAAGCTTCATACCATCATAACTATTGTCTGCTGTGTTTCTCCAATCTATAACACTATTAAGAGCTTCTGATTGTTGTATATGTTTATTTTTTTTTGTTATCTTTTTAGCTGGCTCTCTAAAGGCTAGCTCTACTCTTGGATTACTTGATCCATCCTGTATTGGTTGAAAGAAGAATGGGTACCTTCTATATATTCTAACAACTTTATCTGTAAACATAGTCTTAGCATCAGAACCTGTCTTAGATAATAAACCAAAATTAGATTCATATGTTTGAGTAGCTTGATTAACCATTTCAGCACTAGCCATATAAGAGAAGCCAGAACGCCTGTTCTTTAAGAAACACATACCCATA